CATCAATAATAGAACCTATTTGTCCTTCATCATACTTTTTCATAAATTCTAATTCTTTAACTGTAGTAGGTTTATTTAAATAAGCTAATCCACCTACAAAAGCTGGACCAGAAAGAGCTGCTGCGGTACCAGCAGCGGCAGGACCTGTTGCCATACCGTATCCACTTTTCATCATATTTCCTGCTTTAGTAAAATTACCACGTGTAAAAGGATTTAATCTACTTAAAAAATTACCAGCTCTAGAAAGAATACCTTGACCAGTTTGAGAAGTTGGTACATTAGGTGTTCTTACTCCACCTATACCACCTCTAGACATAATAGGTGCTCCACCTGTTTGTAAATTTACTCTACCTCCATTAGCTAAACCACTAGCAATACCATTTCCATAACTAGAAACTGCTCTACCACCTCTAAACATTGGTCTTCTTAATATTCTACTCATTATCCAAATAATCCTAATTTGTTACCAATACTTGCAATACCTCCACCTATTCCTAAAGCTGATGCTAATGGACTAGGAGGTGCTCCAGGTGCTTGATATCCTACTGTTTGAGTTGGAAATGCTCCTGGTTGAATTTGTGCTAATTGTTGACCTACTAAACCTAGTCTTGTAAATGGTTCATAAGTTGCTTCTCTTGCTGCTGATGCTGTGGCATCTAATCCAGCTTGAGTAAAAGCTTGTTGACCTTGACCTATTGCAGTTTGATATTGTCCTAAACCTTGTTGAGCTGCAAGCTGTTGATTAGCTTGTGCTTGTGCTTGTTGAAAATTTTGTGCAAGTAGTTGAGCCTGTAATCCTGCTCTTCCCATGTCTGAACGTTGTTGATACTCTGCTCTTTGAACTCCTTCTCTACCACCACCATAAGCTCCAGATTGAATTGATGAATCTCTTAAACCTTGTCTTTGAACACCAGCATTACGATCATACTCTGCTAATGTTGTATCCATAACTTCTTGTTGATACGGAGACATAAACGGTTCATAAGCTTGTGCGCCTGTCAACGATCCAAGGCCCGCTGCTGCTTGTGCGGCTTGAGTCTGTAGTGCATCTTGTGCTGCAATAGTAGGTGCGTAAGCGCCAGTATTAATGGCTTGACCCATTAAGGGTTCAATTTTTTTCGTAAATGCTGTAAGTGCACCTTCTAAAACCGGTGCGGGTAATACTTGTGATATTGTAGTTGGTTCTGCCATTATACTCTTGCCTCTAGGTTATTCATTAATTCATACATCCTTTTTGCTCCTTGATTAACACTTCCACCACCTGCTGCTCTAACAGCATCAGCTGTCATTACAAATTCATTTTTAGAAAGTCTTGCTGGAACATCGTCGGCTCTCTCTTTTGATCCCATAGGAATCATTCCGCCTTGTCTGTAATCCATTTCTTTTCCAGAAGGTAACACACTTCCTCCCATATTTAAAGATGCAATTCCACCTTTATTCATACCTTCATCATTAAGTTCTTGATTTTTTTGATCATCCATCATTTTATATTCTTTAAATACATCTACAAATCTTTCGTATCCATCTGAATCTCTAAAATCTTCTTTACCATAAGGTTCTACAGCACCTGATACCATCATATCCATCGTTCTTCCTTTAACAGCATCCCCGTCTGCTAATGCAATAACACCGGCTGAATCCGATACATACATTTGCGGAACACTTTCATTACTCATTGGAGAATTTTCAGCTGCATCTTGTATACTCATAATTCCTATTTCTACATCTCCACCTTTATCAAAATTAACTCTACCACCATCTCTTAAACCAATTTGTGATAATGTATCATCAATTATATTTTGTTCAAAATTAGCCGCTAACATAGAAGATATAATAGCATTTCTTCTAGCTGAATTAGATGCAGATTGACTAGCTCCAGCTTGCTCATTAAATGCTGCTAACTCTGTTTCATAATCTTGCATAGCTTTTCTAGCAGTAGCCATTGCTAAATCTCCTGAACCTTGTGTAAATGGAATCATAGCTGCTTTAGCTGTTTCCATATTAAGACCTGGATTTTGTAATGTAGATGATATATTTTCTAATCCTCCAGCGGTTTTAGCTAAACCACTTAAACTTAAATCTTTTACTTTAGTTAATAAACTTCTATTATTTAATAAATCTGCTTTAGAACCTAAAGCAGCACTTGCTGCATCGACATCATTTAACATACTTGCTTTATCAGCTACTTCTCCTAAAGCTGCTGCTTCAGAACCTCCCGCAGTTGTTAAACCACTTAAATATTCTTGAGCACCTGTGCCTGTTCCAAAACCTTGAGCCGCTGCTAATAATGTTGAGAGTCCAGAAAATTCTCCTTCACTTCCTTCTTGTGATAATTGAGCTCCTAAATTTAAACCACCTGTTAATGCACTTCTTTTTAAAAGACCAGCAAGACCTGTTGAAGCTCCCATACCAAAACTTGCAGGCATCATGTAAGGTGCAAAAGCTGCAGCGTAAGGTAATAAAGGTTTTATCTCATTAGGTACAACTTTATCTAATACCTTTGCTATTGGTTTAGTTACTTTTTTTACTGCTCTTTTTACTGATTTAAATAATCCCATATAATTTTTTGTGTTTGAAGTGCAAGTTAAGAACTTGAAATAATGCTGTACTGCACAATTTACTAGGTTTTTAAGACCTAGTCAATAATTTATAATTTAGTATTCCCTCCTAAAGGTACGTGTTCTACAATAATTTTAACATCTCTTTTAATATCTTCTGCTTTAGTAGCTGTGTCTTTATTTTGTACATCAGCCAAGGCTTCTGCGTCTGACATATACTCTTGACCTGTTTTCATATTAGTTAAAGTAACCTCTGTTTCAGGTGTTAAAACTGGTGTTCTTGTACCATTAATTGTCTCATATCTTATACTAGCTTTTTGTTCTGTAAACGGCATTATCTATCCTCTCTATTTGTTTCTAATAAACTGACTGTTATATCCGGTCCTGTAATATCTGATATCATTTTTAACTTATCGTTTTCTTCTAATATTAATATATTAATAATAAATTCATGATGAGCTTCTGCTGCTATAGTTTTTTTTTGATAAAAATAAGTTACACTACTAGATTCAATTTTTATAGTAACAATGGCATCTCCTGCACCTTCATTATAAATATGAATAGATTTAACTAAAGATCTAGAATTACTTGGAACTACATAAACATCTTTTTCAGTATTTGTTATTAAATCAGTATTTACTTTTTTATAAATATTAGCCATTAAACCACGTAAACCTTTCTTGATTTTCTTTTTGTTCTGTTAAAAATGTAGAATTTAATTGTTCTACAATCAATGCAATAGATCTATTAATCTGTCTTTGGTTATCAACTTCGTATTCTTCTTTTGGTTCTGGTAGTCTTACAATTACTTTAGGCATTATCTTCTTCCATCGGGTTGTAGATCAACTTGAAAAGTTCCAAATCTCCATGTTTCTCCGGCTGCTGTATTTTGTAATTTAATACTTGCATATCTTCCTCTTGCTCTAGTGTCAACAAAATTTGTTGATGAAGTTACTACAAAAGGACTTAAAGCTGTAGCTGTTGCATCAGTAGCTGGAAAATCTGTTACAGCTAAAGTTATATTGTTGTTACCTGTTAACTTTTTAAAGTTAGGTAAGAATCTTCTCATAGCTAAAAAAAATTCAGTTTGATCTTTTTGTAAAGAAAATTCAAATGATTGTATAAAAGAAGTTAAAGCTGTTGTTGTTCCATCTGGATTAATTTGATCGGTCCCCGTTTCGTGTTCAAAATATACGGTCTGACCTAATCCTGATACACCTACTACTGCAGGAAAAGTACCTGCCGCTGATTCATTGTATCTTGTAGCGTAAGGTCTTGGATAAACTAATGTGTCTGACCAACTTGTTCTAATAGAATTTTCATTAGTTCCTGTATACCAATTACCTGTAGGTAATTTTGCAGAGTCTCCATAGTTATAAGAAACATATCTATTATTAAAATCAGATCCTGTTGCAGGATACCACCAAGTAACTTCAGTAAATAAATTATTTAGTCCTGCATTAATTTGTTGACCTTTAGTTGTATCAATATCGTCATAAACATAATCTTCAACACCACATGGTAATGATTTAACTGTACCATCAAATGCAAAGAAACCATTGTTACTCATCCAATAAGCAATACCATCTATTTCTACAGCTGCATTTTTACCAATCAATCCACAGTTTGTACCTACTTGTTCAAAACCAAATGTAAATGGAGCTCCAACAAATTTCATTGTATATAAAGAACTATCTGTCCAAACTAGAATAGTTTCTTTAGCGGTCAGCGCTCCAATAATTCTGGTACCATCTTGTAATCTAAATGTACCTGCTGTGTTTGTAGCTTTAACATCATAACTATTAATATTTTCATTATCAGAAAATCTAATGAACATATCATCTTGTGTACTTGCATCATTAAAAGTTGTGCAAGTTCCAAAGTGTATTAAGTGTTGTGTTGTTGGAGATACTAAAGTTGCTCGAGATGCAACAGGATTTAAAGTTGTTAAAAAATCAG